CGTTCCGTCATTGAATGGGACTTCAAATCTAATCCCGATGAAGCCCCTGAAAAACGATTGATGTATATGCTCTTCTATCAGATGAGCCGTATGTGTCGTGAAAAAGGCGCAGTTAAACACGACGATAGATTAGACGCTCTCGCACAAGGTGTTAAGTACTTTACAGATGCTATGGGTATCTCAGCCCAGGAAGCTATTAAAAATCGTAAACGTGAAGAGTGGAATCAAATGTTAGAAGAGTTCTTTGATGATCCTCAATCCTCTGCTAATCATCTCGTTATGGGTATGAATTATCAGCAAAGACAGCAAGCTAAAGGAGACACAAAAAACTCAGTCCCTACCTGGGTTTAGGGCGAACGAAGTTCGTTCACTAGCTTAACCCCACATCTATAGGCAGAAGGGAAGGGTGGACCCGACTGCTCAAGGGAGGAATTCGAGACAAGCTCTCATTCCTCCTTTACTAGTACTGAATCTTGGAGTACTGTTTATATTACAAATACCATCCTTTATTAATCCCATCACAACTTATACTACTGTATGCATACCGTAGATCTAATCCACGTTACACCCGATGCAGAACAGCTCATAGCTTATATGGCTAGAGTGTCTAACCCAGCTAATCAAGATAGTACTAATTATACAGGTCTTATTAAATATCTTATTAAACATAAGCATTGGTCTCCCTTTGAAATGGTTAATATGTGTGTAGAAATTAACACAACCCGAAGTGTTGCTAGTCAAATCCTACGTCACCGTTCATTCTCTTTCCAAGAGTTCTCTCAAAGATATGCCGCTGTCATGGCGGAACCTGTTATCCCTGATCTTCGTAGACAAGATACTAAGAATAGACAGAATAGTATTGATGATCTAGATCCATTTACTAAACAAGACCTCCAACTTAAAGCTAAACAACTGTTTGAATTAAATAAAAAGCTATATGATGAAATGTTAGCAGCAGGTGTCGCTAAAGAATGTGCAAGAGATGTACTTCCACTGTCCTCACCTACTAAACTTTACATGAACGGTACACTCCGCTCCTGGATTCACTATATTGACCTCCGTACCGCTAATGGTACACAATATGAACACCAACTAGTCGCTCAAGGGGCTAAAGACTTGGTTAAAAATGCTTTTCCTATTATTTATAACGCAGTATGGGGAACTTAGTCTCTTTTTGGCTTATATGTACCGCTAATATGGTTAGTATGCAAAACTGCTTACGTGTTTGGGAGTACTTACCCCCGTATATTAATGATTATGTCGAGTTTAAAGTGTGTAAACCGTATTATCGGGAGAAACAGGCGTTAAATTTTGACAGAAATTTGTGAAGGCATAGCATATATTAGTATTACAAATAAATCCCCCATGGGGCTATAAAATATACTCATTAGTGCAATCCTGCCGCTCGCTATCGCTCGCTCCCTCAATCCTGTTGCAAAGTATCAACCTGCTGCGCCACGAGCGAGCACGAAGTGCGAGCGATTGCACTGCTAAATAATATTTAACGTGGTACACGTATCCGTGTAAATATTGCACAGCATCTGTCGCGCCACTTTAACGTCTGTCTACTACATGTTGACAACAGCGTTGAGCTGTGCCATACTATATGCATACAAGACACAGAGGTTATGCGACTCATCGAACGTCAAATGTGCAGTGCAGTTGTTAACAAGAATGACTGGCATAAAGACAACACAGAGGTTATGTATTCACCATCACGTGATGTGTGCTGTGTGTATCTACACAAGAATCTTATCGCCACCATTGACAACAACAGTGTTGAGATTTATGATGGTGGATGGCAGACTAACACGACTAAATCACGTTTAAATGCTATCATCAACTCACTGTGTGATGGCACACGTTGTGGTGTATATCAGAAGAACTATGAGTGGTTCATTACTGATAACAATGAGACTGTAGAGTTTGAGCACGGTTACACCTTTCCTCGTAATTGATGATGAGCAAAGTTAAACTCAAGGATGTCACATTCACACGCGGCGCTAAACCAATGAAGACACTGCTATGGTGTAACAAAGTACCAAAGGGTAAGCGTAACAAACCAGCAAAGATCAATGGTGTTCAGCATCATGAAATCAGCAACAGCGTAGAACATGTGTACTATCAACCATTATGAACCAATGTTACAAGTGTCCACCATCACTTGACTTTCCATCCAATCCGTGCCATACTAACAGTATGAACAAAACAACCAAACTCACTAACTACAGCAACGGTGTATTTGCATCGAATGAGTATCTCGCGAGCATTGCACGTGAGTGCATCGAGCACGAACTAATGCAGCGTCAGTGTCGCCGTGCTGCGCGTGATGCTGGTGCTAACGAAGGCACATGGAATGTCAACTGGTAAACTGTCTACTACCTCTTGACTTCTCACTCATTTTCTGCCATACTTACAGCATGACTTACACACGCTCTCAACTCATCTCTGCTCTGCATTCCGAGTACGAGTTCTTGTGTCATGACGACTTCGATCCCGACGTTGACATGTCACCTTCTGAGTATCTCACTCATCTGCAGACTATGTCACTTGACGATCTCATCAACGAGACATCCACTGACGACACATATACTCTTGACGAGTTCATGGATACTCACTACGGTTGATTGTTACACACAGGCAATATTACGCCTGTCTGTAGCATTCATAGCTACATCATTCACTAACACATTCACTTATGATTCGCATTCCTGTTCGTACTTCTGACGCTGTAGATTCTATGGTTGTTGATCCTGTACGTGGTAAAGTCATTGCTACATTTAGCACAGGTACTTACGAGTATCACAATGTTAGCCGTCGTGCTATTCTCAATCTCATCCTCAACCCTAACATGTCGTTGGGATTGTGGGTTAACGAAAATGTCCTCGCCAAACAGTATAACAACTTTGTGCGACTGCATGACATGCACAAGGTAGCATTCAACTACGCTTGATGTTTACACTGAGAGCATACGTGCTCTCTCTGTAGACTTCACATCTACACTATTCACCTTATTTCACATACACAATGTTCTTTATTCCTGCTGCACGCAACACCATCAAATCCACTATGATTGATCAGCTTGAGGTTTCTCCTCTGCACAATCAAGCACTGGTTACCTACAAAAACGGCAATCAGTATCTCTACAGCAACATCGACGAAGACGCAATGTTTGACATTTTGTTCCACAATGTCGAGTCTTTCGGCAAGTGGGTTAACAAGTTCTGCAAAGCTGACGGTGTGTCTTGCTTCCCGATTGCTGCCTGACATTGTCACTCATCAAACAACACATTTACAACATCATGACTCAAACTACGTTGACACCTATTCAAGAAATTGTATCCAACATTCTTGAGACTGATGCTGAGCATCTTATCGACATGTTTGTCAAAGAGTTGCAAGGTTATGGGTTGGATGATGCTGAGGATCTTGAGAATGCATACTCTGGTTGCTTCCCAAGTGTTGAGGCATTCAGTGAGAATTTAGTCGAGGATTGTTACAGCCACGAGCTTGACGCACTGCCAATCTTTCTCCAGTCTGCTATTGATTACGAGATGGTATGGCACCAAAGTTTGCAATATGATTACTTCGAAGTTTACTTCAATTATGAGTATTACTTCTTCAATCGTAACGTCTAAGTAACACATAGGCGGCACATCAGTTGTGTCGCCATTCCACATTCACACCAGCAAGGACGCAGTTTTTTTTATGCAATGGAATGAGTCCAACATTATTCTTGCCATCGTTGGTATGGTAGGATTGTTCAGCACTGCTATCATATGGCAGCGCTCAAACCGTATCACCTCTAAGTACTATTCAAAGAAATGATGCTAAAAAAACAAACCCTCAAGATGTGGCGTTATGTCACAACAGACGAGCAGGTGCAGTGGTTACTTGCACCCAATTTAGAACATGCCTTATGGGCTGCTGCTGAATTGTCCGGTGGCTCCTCTAAACTTAAGGATGTTTATTTAGACAACGATGAGTGGTAAAAAACCGTATCTCCCTAACAACTGGCAACAATGGAAGGAAGTACCTGATGAGTTTCTATATTCACCAACTTACGAAGAATTTGTAGATTGGAAGCTCAGAGGTTGGGAACTACCATCCTCTGTGTGTTGTATCATTAGAGAAACCACACCAAAAGGTAAAATTAAAGAATATGTATATCAAAAGCATCATGCTGCCAAGAATAAAGTTAGGCAACTAATGTTAAATAACTCTGAATTTATAGTATGTACTGATTCAGAACTACAATTTGTTAAACCACACAAGGACGATGAGTTTGATTTCGACTGAACAATTTGAAGAACTAGTTGAAGACTACCCTGAGCTGGCTCAGTGTTACGATTTCACATACACGCAAAGCAAGTCCGCAGGAGAAGAGTTTATTGCTGATTCCGACTGAACAAGAGCTAGACGCACAAATCAAGCTAGAACGTGCTGCCATTGCACACGGACTAAACAAGCTACATAAAAATACCCGTGATTTAGAGAACAAATCCTATGCGTCTGCTAGTGTTTACGGAGCTGCTTCTATTGATGCCCTTTTGCCTTTGTTGGTGGCACGTATTGAAGATACTAACGCCAGGTTAAAGAAAGGACAGGCAGGTAAATCATTCAAAGAGATACAACAGTATCTAGTTGATGTTGAGCCCCTTGCTGCTGCCGCTATAGCACTCAAGGTATGCTTTGACAGGGTATTCAGTCATAAGGATAAATCCAACGGGGTTGTAGGCGTTTGTGAGGCTATTGGGTTAGCTGTTGAACAAGAGTGTCAGATGAGACACTATGAAAGAACAGCACCTGGTTTGTTGTATAAACTAAAAGAACGTTATTGGCACAGTTCTAGTGGTACACAACAAAAACTAGTTAACATACGCACATTGATGAACAGATATAATGTTCAACAATGGCAAACCTGGGGTAGTAAAAACCGTGTTCAACTTGGTGGTTGGTTACTAGACTGCATTATGGAGACTAGTGGTTGGTTTACCCGACACATTCATCAGCAAGGACGCAGAAAAATCCAACATGTCATCCCTACTCCAGAATTCTTGGAGATGAAGGATGAAATCATGAGGAATGCTGAACTATTTAGCCCTGTTGCATGGCCTATGCTTATACCTCCAAGGGATTGGAGCAATGAGGCATGCGGTGGTTATTTCCTAAATGAGATCATGGCTGGGCATCATTTGGTAAGACGCGGTAACCCCACATCTATACAGGGAGAAACACCAATTGAATTTCTAAACAAAATTCAGAAGGTGGCTTACCGTTTAAATCCTTTCACAGTAAAGGTAGCGGAAGAACTAGATAGAATGGAACGAGCTGTCGGTAAGTTCCTCCCTATTATGCATCATGATCTACCACCTAAACCGGTAGATATTGATATTAATAAAGAGTCAAGACAAGATTATAAACGAAGAGCTAAAGTAGTCCATGACTTACAAGCTCAAGAGTTTAGAAAATCTTGTAGAACTCGAATGACAATGGAAGCAGTAGCAAGGTTTAAAGATAAGGATAGATTCTATCTACCTTGGAGCTTTGACTACCGTGGAAGAGCTTACCCAATTCCATCACACTTAACTCCTCAAGATACTGACTTTGGAAAAAGTCTACTTCGATTTGCTAAAGAAGCAACGATGAATAAGTATGCTGAGAAATGGTTAGCTTTCCAAGTTGCTACTACTTATGGTAAGGATAAAGAGACTATTGAAGATAGATTAAAATGGGTATCAGAAAATACTCATATTATTTCTATGGTCGCTTGTGATCCTATCCGACACATTCACGAGTGGGAAGAGGCGGCAGAGCCGTGGCAATTCTTAGCTGCTTGTGATGAGTACTATCATTGTGTCTTAATTAAAGATAGAACAACAACAGGTGGTATAGTTGCTACTGACGCTACATGTAGTGGGTTACAAATACTAGCTGGATTAGCTAGAGATAAATCTACTGCTAGTCTAGTTAATGTAATACCGTCTGATAAACCGCAGGATGCTTATGCTGTCGTTGCTAATACTGCTGCTCCTTTCTGCCCTAATTCTATCCGTAATTATATGGATAGAAAGGTAGTCAAACGTGTAGTCATGACAGTACCTTACAATGCTAAACCTTTTTCAAATCGTGGGTACATCAAGGACGCACTAAAAGAGAAAGGTGTTGAGATTGAAAAGGACGATCTAACTAAGACTGTTGTCGCCGTTAGAGAGGCAATGGATACTGTTGTACCTGGTCCTATGGCTGTTATGTCATGGATTGAGAGTGAAGTAGCTAAAGCTATTGATAGAGGTAAGACGGAACTAAAGTGGGTAACACCATCTGGTTTTGTCGTTAACCAACGGTTGATGAAACCTAAAACTATTCAAGTTGAGCTACAGTTACTTGGTCGTTGTAAACTCACCGTTGCTACTGAAGATAGTAACAAAGTTGATAAGCAACACCACAAGAATGCAACAGCTCCTAATTTAATACATTCACTCGACGCTTCACTACTACATTTCAGTGCATTGTCTTTCTATGCACCGATTGCCTTAATTCATGACTCAGTGTTATGTCGTGCTACAGATATGGAACTGTTAAGTTCAGTAGTACGGGAGACATATATGCATTTATTTGCAGAGCATGATTACCTACAAGACTTCGCTAATCAAATAGAAGCGGAGACTGATCCACCGATTATTGGAGATCTGCAACCAGAATCCGTAATTGAATCCACTTATTTTTTCTGTTAATGCCACGCACTATCCACAAAACTGAACAGCCTGTTATCCTTGAGGGTTATCAAGCTGTACTGAAGCCAAGTAAGTTTGGCTATTCCCTCTCTGCTATTGTCAATAGCGAGATGGTTGACGCCCTGGAGGAAGACCGTACTGAGTCTCTCGAATGGGCACAAGGTAAGCTGAAGAATCCTAAGCGTTCTGTACTCAAGCCTGAACCATGGGAAGAGGTTGCAGACAACCAGTTCAAAGTTAAGTTCAGCTGGAATGAAGAGAACCGTCCACCTGTTGTCGATACCGAAGGTACACCTGTCACAGACGCGAATACACCCATGTATTCTGGTAGCACAGTTAAGCTGGCGTTTTATCAGAAACCATATATCCTCAAAGATGGAGTCACTTACGGCACAAGCCTTAAACTGGTTGGTGTACAACTGGTGTCTTTGCAATCAGGAGCTGGTGTAGACACTGGTGATATGGCTGCTGAAGATGTAGCTGCATTGTTTGGTAAGACTGAAGGCTTCAAAGCTTCTGAACCCAACATCACTACTAGTACAGAAGAAGACGAGGATGATTTCTGATGGCATTTAGATCAGGACTCGAAGAAAAGGTTGCTGATCTGATGGTTGAGTTGGGTGTCAAGTATGAGTATGAATCAACTAAGGTTCCTTATGAAATTCATTTCAATTACACACCTGACTTTGTACTGCCAAATGGAATATACTTAGAATGTAAAGGACTATGGGAACCTGATGATCGCCGTAAGATCAAGGCTGTTATTCAACAACACCCTGAGATTGATTTACGTATGGTCTTTCAGGCACCCTTCAATAAAATTAGCAAGAAAAGTAAAACCACTTACGCACAATGGTGCGACAAGCATGGAATCCTTTGGACATCATTTCAAAACATCCCCCTTGACTGGCTCATCTGAGTTTATTCGGCATGAGGCATGTAACAATTGTGGCTCATCAGATGGCAATAGTGTCTACTCTGATGGTCACAGTTATTGTTTTGTGTGTCATGCATATACTCCAGGTGATGAAGAACCAATACACATTCATCAAACAAATCGCGTGCAGATTAAAGGCTCAGCCGAACGGCTGCAGAAACGTAAAATCTCTCAACAAACCTGTGAAAAATACAAAGTATATCGTGATGGAGATAAGCTAAGGTTTTACTATCATGATCAGTCTGGCATTGTAAAAGGTGCTAAGGTTAAAACCAAGGACAAACAGTTTACTTACGAAGGTGATTCACCTGGTACATTCTTTGCCCAATATCTTTGGGGAAACAGTGGTAAACGTATCATCATCACAGAAGGTGAGTTAGACTGTGTATCTTATGCAGAACTATTCCCAACATGGCCTGTTGTGTCACTGCCAAGTGGGGCAGCTGGTGCTAAAAAAGCTATACAAAAGAACCTAGAATTTCTCCAAGGATACCAAGAGATTGTACTTTGGTTTGATTCTGATGAAGCCGGACAAAAGGCTGCTGAAGAGGCAGCTGGTGTACTACCACCTGGTAGGGCATTCATCGCCCGTCTAGAGGCTTACAAAGACCTCTCAGACGCTTTACAGGCTAACGATTACAAGGCTATTGACGATGCATTCTTTAAACGTAAAGAGTATCGTCCTGATGGTATTGTAGACGGTAAATCTCTACTCGAATTAGTTACAACACCATCACCTCCATCGGATCATGAATACCAGTTTCAAGGACTACAAGCAAAGCTTCACGGGATCAGGTACGGAGAGCTTGTTACAATTACTTCAGGATCGGGACAAGGGAAGTCTTCCGTTTGTAGAGACTTGGCTGCTCACCTGTTATCAAACGGAGAAAGGGTTGGATACCTGGCACTTGAGGAGTCAAACCGCCGTACTGCTCTCGGACTGATGTCCCCTGTTGTAGGCAAAGCATTGCATATGGGTGAACATAGTCATGCAGAACTTACGGAAGCTTTCGATGCTTCGATGGCTAATTGGGATCTTTATTTGTTTGACGGTTTCGGCTCCTATGATCCTGATGTTATCTATAATCGGATTGAGTACCTGGCACAAGGTCTCGACTGTAGAATCATTTTCTTGGATCACCTCTCCATCCTCCTTAGTGGACTTGATGGAGACGAGCGGCGAATGATCGATACTACTATGACTAAACTCAGGTCGCTTGTTGAGCGAACTGGTATAGCTTTATTTCTTGTTTCACATCTTAAGCGCACATCATCGGACCAAAATCATGAAGAAGGTGCACGTGTTACACTCGGACAACTTAGAGGAAGTGCGGCAATCGCTCAACTTAGCGATGCAGTTATTGGACTCGAAAGAAATCAGCAGAGTGGATCTAAACACTCTCATACAACTGTTAGAGTTCTCAAGAATCGCTACTCTGGGGAAACAGGCATTGCTTGCCGATTGAACTATGACTTATCTACCTGTAAATTCCATGAAACACAAGCAACAGAAGACTTCGATCCCTCAACTGATTTCTAAACCTAACCCACCTACAGAGGAGATGATTAAGAAAGCACAGTTCGTCGATAAGACGTACAAGTGGTCTGGTAAGTAATGCTGGTCTTTGATTTAGAAACGGACGGTTTACTCTGTGATGCTACCAAGATTCACTGTCTCTGTATTTATGATACAGAAACTGACCAAACAATGGTGTTCAATGATCAGTCCTTTAAACATGCAACAGATAAACAGGCTGCTGAACCAATTGTCAGAGGTATTCAGTACCTTGAAGACGCTGATTGTCTTATTGGTCATAACATTATTGGGTACGATCTTGCTATCATCAATAAATTATACCCCTGGTTTAGACGTATTGGTGATTGCTTGGATACTCTTTTGCTCAGTCGTTTGTATCACCCAGACTTACTAGACATAGATAAGAAACGTGTCTGGAAAGACATGCCTCTTAAGTTGTATGGTCGTCATTCATTAGAAGCCTATGGCTATCGTTTGGATGAACATAAAGGTACGTTTGGTAAGGATACAGATTGGAAGGAGTGGTCACAAGAAATGCAAGATTACATGATACAAGACGTTGTTGTTACTAACAAACTTTGGAAACATTTTCAACCATACCTGAATGGGTCAAATTAGAACATGAAGTCGCCCAACTTCTCACTAACCAAGAGGTGCATGGATGGTACTTTGATGAACGCGCTGCATGGGAACTTGCATCTACTCTCAGACGAGAGCTTGAGCAAACTTATCAGCTACTACGTGACAGGCACCCTTACGTTGCGGGATCAGAGTTTACTCCTAAACGAAATAATCGAACGCAGGGGTATGTCAAAGATGCACCATTCACACGACTAAAAGAACTAAACCCAACATCACGAGATCATATATCATGGATCCTCAAAACATTTCATGGCTGGAATCCGAAGCAACTGACACCTACTGGGAAGCCGATTATCGACGAAGTTGTGTTGAAGGAGATGGCTGCATCAGGTGGACCATCGATTGCTTTGGAGTTTCTGAAATGTCTAAATATTACGAAGAGCTTGGGGATGATCTCCGAAGGCACCAACGCATGGCTCAAGCTATGTACGACTGCTAGTAGAATCCATCATCATTGTTCTGTCGCAACTAATACCCATAGAGCAGCCCACCGATCTCCAAATTTAGCTCAAGTTCCCGCTGATGAAAGATTTAGAAGACTCTTTATTCCAAGTCCGGGTTTACGTATGGTTGGTGCTGATCTTAGTGGTATCGAGCTTCGGATGCTCGCTCATTATCTTGCAAGGTATGATCAAGGAAGATACGCAAAGCTATTACTTGAGGATGACATCCACCAAATTAATGCTGACAAGATCGGAATCTCAAGACGACAAGTGAAAACCGTAACCTATGCTTTTTTATACGGTGCAGGTGACGAAAAAATCGGACACAGTTTTGATCCACAACTACCTACCAATGCAGCTAAAAAGAAAGGCAAAGAAATCCGTGCAGCATATGTTGACGCGGTTGAAGGACTTGGGGAGCTACTTACAGCTATCAAAAAAGCTTCAGAAAAAGGGTTCATCAAGTCTATCGATGGTAGAAAAATTGCGGTTGATTCACCTCACAAAGCGCTGAACTACTGCCTCCAGTCGGGGGCCGGTGTAATCGCGAAGCGTTGGTTAGTAATTAACCAGGGCATAATGAATGACATAGGCATTTGCGCCTCACAATTAGGATTTATCCATGACGAGCTTCAATTCGAGTGTGCCCCAGAGTGCACCGAAGATTTATCAACATCCCTGGTATACAGCGCTACAGCAGCTGGGGAGTACTACAACATGCGAATCCGCATCGACGCGGAAGCAACCACCGGAAACAACTGGAGTGAAACCCATTAATGCTTTATTCAAAGAAAAACGGACAGGAAATTAAAAGTACTAAGAAGAAAACATCTCAAGGTCAAGGTAAGCTATCTAAACCTAGGGGTGATCGTAAGATGAGTAGGGGACAAGGTAAATGACTACTCTACTAATCGATGCTGATTACATTGTCTATAAAGCCTGCGCTTCTGCTGAGTATGACATAGACTGGGGCGATGATGTGATCATGGTCGGTAGTAGATTTAGTGAAGCATATGCTAATGTTACTAGAGAATTAAATAAAATTAAATCAGCTTTCTTTAATGCTGATGTTATTCTATTCTTTAGTGATGCTGTTAATTTTCGTAAGTCAATTGCCAAAAACTACAAAGGCCACCGTAATCGTAAAAAACCTTGTGGATACAGGCGTGTAATTCATAAATTACATGACTACTATCGTGTTATCAGAACGCCACAACTAGAGGCAGATGATGCCATGGGTATTTATGCCACATCAAATGATGAATGTGTTATTGTGTCCCCTGATAAGGACATGAAACAGATACCCGGTACACTCTACAATCTAGATGAAACTTTTACAATAGATGAACAATCTGGTTGGGAATGGTTTCTTATCCAAACTCTTGCTGGTGACAGCACAGATGGTTACTCTGGTGCACCCGGTTTTGGTGTAAAAACTAGCATAAAATTTTTTTCTGAACATGGCTACACTTGGGATAGCGTTGTAAAAGCTTTTGAGTCCAAAGGTCTTACAAGTGATGAAGCACTACTCAATGCTAGATTAGCTAAGATACTAACTGCTAACGATTATGACTTCAAAACAAACAGACCCATACTATGGACTCCCACCAATGCCAGTGACTGAAATAACTCTAGAACAAGAGTTTAAACTAAAGAGGATGCAAGAATTGCTAAAAAGGTGTCCACCTGATCAAATGATTGAGCTATTCTTGCAACTGCAAAAGACTAATTTTATTTTAACCAACAACGTAGGACAACTACTAGCACAATGGCACATTTCTCCCCAGCCTATTACACCCGTGGATCGATCGAATGCTGGGACGCAATCCGAGACTGGGAACTGAATTATCATCTAGGCTGTGCTATTAAATATATTTGCAGAGCCGGTCACAAGTCTGCTGAGACGAAAGCGGCTGACATTAAAAAGGCTATCCACTATCTTGAAAATGAACTTGACAACACAACATCTACAGAAGCAGTCTCTATCAGATCAAGCGATACAGTTCAGGACAGCCTATGGGGTAAGCAATTCCATGGACAACCGGACTATGCAACGGGATTTGATCGCTGAAGAGTTTAAAGAGTTCATGTATGCAGCTCTTAGAGAAGGCTACGCAGAAGAACTAAAAGAGCTTGCAGATCTAGTGTACGTCTGCTTTCAATATGCTGAAAATATGGAGTGGGATCTAGAGGAAGCCCTTGATCGTGTCCATAAATCAAATATGTCCAAGCTTGCTTTGGATGGTACACCTATGCGCCGTGCTGACGGCAAGGTTCTTAAAGGACCAAACTATCAACCACCTGTTTTGAACGATCTGATTAAACCATGACTGCAACTTATATTTCTCGCACGGGACGTGTCCAATCTTGGATGGATAATCCAACGTCTCGCTTACCGGTGTCGTGCACGGTATTCACCGTTGAAGACTCAATGGAGGGACCAAATGGAATTGAAGCAAGCTGGAAATTTGCTAGTCATGCTCTACGAAATGGAGCAGGTTGCGCGATCCACCTGTCGAAGTTGCGACCCAAAGGAACAGAATCAGTTAAAGGAAATGACAAGCTTATTGCAAGCGGGCCAGTATCCTTTGCTAAAATCTACTCAACGTTAAATGAAATCCTCAGGCGCGGTGGAACCTATCGCAATGGTGCGATTGTTTGTCACCTTGATTTATCCCACCCTGATGCTCGTGACTTTATTCTCACTCCTAGATCCGAACTTCCGTGGGTTAAGAGATGCATCAACATCACCTCCGAATGGTGGGAGGGGTGTACGTTTAAGGAAGAACTCCTCTTCGGCATTAAATCAGGTGACATTTGGCTTAACAAAGTAAAGTATGACAATGAAGGAAAAAGAATCCGTGGTAACGTGTGCCTTGAAGTGTATTTGCCCAGTCGAGGCACCTGTCTACTCCAACATATCAATCTCGGTGCCTGTGAGTTCGACGACATCCCTAACGCTTTCTTTGAAGGTATGTCCCAACTGTGCGAACTCCATAGTAAAACAGGTGTCGGAAGCAGCGGAGAATATCTCCCAAGTGAAACCGACAGACAAGTTGGTCTTGGAATGCTCGGGCTTGCAAACTTACTCCGTCGCTATGGAGTAACATACGATCAATTTGGTCGAGCACTAGAGCAATATAACACTGGTGAAATTATCCGATCTCCCGCTTATGAACTTGTATCACAAATTGCCGCTGGTGTTGATCTCGCCTCTGGAGTTGCTCGCCGTAACAACATGGTTCGAGCCTTTGCTATTGCACCAACCGCCAGTTGCAGTTATCGAAGCGTGGATCTGGACGGCTATACTTGCACACCAGAAATCGCTCCACCTATCTCGCAGACAGTCGATCGCGACAGCGGTACTTTCGGAGTACAAACCTACAACTATGGTGATGTAGAGATCGCCTCTAAGGTGGGCTGGGAAGCCTACAAACGTGTTGCCGATGGCATCATGACTCTACTTAATAGAACTGGACTTCTACATGGTTACAGCTTCAATTCGTGGTCCGATGTGGTCACGTATGATGAGGTGTTTATCCAGGAGTGGCTTGAATCGCCCCAGACTTCTCTTTATTATAGTCTCCAAGTAATGGGTGATGTTCAAGACAAGTCAAGTGCATATGCTGCTTTGGATGAAGAAGACGTTGACAAGTATCTTGAATCACTTTTTTATGACGAGGCACCTGAACCTCAATGTGATTGTGCAGAATGAACCCCTACGAAAAACTAATGGCGCGGAAGCGCAAATGGACACCAGTACAGACAACTGCTGGTACATGCAAAGATGGTGCCGAAGAAGCAATTCTCCGTGCGCTTGCATTACGACATATGGAACTACCTGTGGGAGATTTTATCAGTGATGCCCTCAATAGTGAAGTACCAATGTTGGCCCGTGAAATATTGGAATCCAACATTAAAGATGAAGAAAACCATGACCTCGCACTTGGTTACATCGCCAATGCTTACGGTGTTGATCAGAAGGCTGAGGCGGAAGCCCTTCGGCTTAGGACCGCTTGGGAGACACATCCAGATCATACGATCACCAAAGCGATGGTTGCCGAACGTGCGATTTTCTTCGTTCTTCTACCATTCTTCCGCTTTAATGGTGACGCTGGGATGAGAACGGTTTCTGCTGATATTTCTAGAGATGAACAAATTCACGTGGCTACCAATAGTCTGGTTCATACTGAGCTGGGGTATAACATCAGTCCTTCTCTTGATAAACTCAGGAAGGCAACTATCAGTTGGGTAATGCAACCACTAAGTATTAATACTACCGATAAATATTTAGACAAAAAATTTTGGCTGGATTCTAGCGATCGGCTAATGTATGAGGGCCGAGCCCCAGAATTGTCTGCAACTAAATCTGCTAGAATGCCAGCTTTCTTTGAGCATAGTAATGTCAATCTCCCCCAGTATGCTTGAGACCGTAGGCATGCAAGCCCGTGGTCTTCTCCATCAACTAGAAGAAACTTTCCCACCCACCAACCCTACACCTGACGATACAATGGAAAAAATTATGTACCGATCTGGTCAACGCAGTGTTGTTGAGTGGGTCGAGCGTTACATGGAGGAAAATTAAATGAGTTATACCGATAGAGCTGCAAGTCTTTTAGGATTAGATCGTGGTAGCTCAGGTTTTAGAAGTGAACTGGATTCATACCTCGGTAAAATAGGTATTAGAACTCTAGATAGTGACAATGATATTAAAAAAATTGAAAACTATCTAAAAGACAATCCAATAACACCTAAGCCTGACCCTTCTAGTCTAACAGATCCTTCAACAAATCCTGAAGTCAATACTGATAGTAGGTATGAAGATCTATTAGAGCAGCTGAGGATTGATAGGGAACAATATGCTAAGGATTTGCAGGATTCCCGTGACGCTGCTGCTGCCGATCTGCAAAGAGTGCAGGACGAAAACAGATCGTTTCTAGATCAGATGCGTATAGACAATCAGACAAGGTTTGACGCTCAGACAGCAGCTATGAACACAGCAGCAGAGGCAGCTAGAGAACGTGAGACTGGTTTTCAAAACCAACTGACAGCAATGAATCAACAGCGAATACAAGCTGAGCAAGATTTTCAACGTCAGTATCAAACACAACAGCAAGAGTTTGAAACAGCACAACGTACCTCAGCTAGTAATATGGCACGCGGCGGGCAGCAAACTGACTACCGACTTGGTCCTGCAGCTAATGCAATGAGAGGTGGGACTGCTGGTTTCCAGCGGAGACCTAAATCAACGATGCCCGCCATCGGTGCAGCAGGTTTCTCAGCTCCAGTCCCTGGTAAAGGTTCCGCCAAAACATTAAATGTGTAAAATCTGATGACAGCAAAAACACGATATGACAGATTGTCTTCGGACCGTTCACAGTTCTTAAACACTGCTAGACAAGCAGCAGATCTAACTCTACCTTATCTCATCCGTGAAGATGAGACTTATACTAAAGGCTCACTTAAACTTACAACCCCATGGCAATCACAGGGAGCTAAGGGTGTGGTAACTCTTGCAAGTAAACTAATGCTTGCATTGCTACCACCTCAAACTAGTTTCTTTAAGCTACAGGTTAATGATATTAATTTGCCTCAAGAGTTGGGACCACAGATTAGATCTGAACTAGACTTGTCGTTTGCTAAAGTTGAACGCACTATCATGGAATCCATCGCGGCTTCTAGTGATCGTGTTATCGTTCATCAAGCACTAAAGCATCTTGTAGTAGCTGGAAATGCTCTTATCTTTATGGGTAAGGATGGGCTAAAGCTTTATCCTTTGAACCGATATGTAGTAGATAGAGATGGTAACGGTAATGTTATTGAAATTGTAACAAAGGAAACAATCTCGAAAAAATTACTGAAAAAATTTAATCCAGATTATAAGGAACCGCAACCTAATTCACCCTCTGATAATACAACACGTCAAGATGATGAATGTGATGTTTATACACACGTTATCCTAGACAACAACCGTTGGGTGTGGCATCAGGAGGTAGACGATCAAGTGCTTCCTAAGTCAATGAGTAAATCTCCCCTTGACTCCAACCCCTGGTTGGTGCTACGATTCAATCACGTAGACGGTGAAGTCTACGGACGTGGTAGGGTAGAGGAATTCATCGGTGATCTAAAGTCACTTGAAGCTCTGTCACAAGCCCTGGTTGAAGGCAGCGCAGCAGCTGCTAAGATTGTATTCACTGTCAGCCCAAGCTCCTCCACCAAACCATCGACGCTTGCCAAGGCAGGCAACGGTGCTATCATTCAGGGACGCCCTGATGACATTGGTGTTGTACAGGTTGGGAAGACAGCTGACTTCCAAACTGCTTATCAAATGGTAGGCACACTTTCGCAACGTCTTAGTGAAGCATTCCTTATTCTCAATGTGAGACAGAGTGAGCGCACCACTGCGGAAGAGGTTCGTATGACACAAATGGAATTGGAACAGCAACTCGGTGGACTATTCTCCCTGTTGACTGTTGAGTTCCTCGTCCCTTACCTCAACCGTAAGCTAAGCGTGGCTCAAAAATCTGGAGACATCCCACGTCTACCTAAAGGTGATATTGTTAAGCCAACTATTGTTGCTGGTATCAATGCACTAGGTCGTGGTCAAGACCGTGAAAGTCTCGGTCAATTCTTGCAAGTCATTGCCCAAACAATGGGTCCACAAGCTATTCAACAGTTTATTAATCCAGAAGAAGTTGTCAAACGTTTGGCTGCTGCATCTGGTATTGACGTACTCAACCTTGTAAAGAGTATGCAAGAAATCCAAGCTGAACAGCAGCAAGCCATGCAACAACAGCAAGCTATGATGGCTCAACAGTCAGCACCACAAATGGCTGCTGTTGAACAGAAGCGAGAGCAAGCTCAGATGCAAGCTATGCAACAACAACAACAACCACCTAATACTCAATGAGCGAAACACTAACTTCCACTGATGCACCGGCAGATCAACCTGAATTGAATGCTGATGAGCAAGAGTCTCTGGCTATTGCTGAGGCTAATGAATCTGAACAGCAACAGTTGTTGGCAGGTAAGTTTGATAGCCCACAATCTCTTGAACAAGCCTACCTAGAACTACAGAAGAAACTTGGTGAACCCCGTGATGAAGTACAAACCACCGAAGACGAGGGTGAGCCAGCAGAAACCGACTCAGAAGAGTCAGAAGAGTCAGAAGAAACGGAAGAAACTAACGATGAACAACTGACAGAAGAGCAAGCTCAACAGTTGTTTAAAATGTGTGGCGGTGAAAAAACATACCAAGACATGATGCGTTGGGCTGCTGATAGTCTTTCTAAAGAAGAGATCGGTATGTATGATTCTGTAATGGGATCTGGTAATGCAAGTTCTATTTACTTTGCAGTCCAAGCATTGAATAATAAATACACAGATGCCGTTGGTTCTGAAGGACAGCTTCTGACTGGTCGTGGTTCTGCTGAATCTAATGCTGTGTTCCGTAGTCAATCAGAACTTGTGCAGGCTATGAGTGATCCACGTTATGATAGTGATCCTGCATATCGATCAGATGTCATGGCTAAACTTGAAAATTCTGACCTTGCTTTCTGATGATTGAATGCCCACAATGTACTGTACAAGAGCAGTACGTTCTAGAACAACTACAGACTTCTGCTGGTGTAACAGATCGAACTGCCCTTGCTGTTATCATGGGCAACATCTATCAGGAGTCAACATTTAAATCAAGCGTCTGTCAGGGAGGTGCTATCATCCCTTACGATCAATGTCTTAAGGGTGGCTATGGTATAATCCAATGGACATCCAAGCATCGCTATGATGGACTAGGTACTTTCTGTGCTAAACAGAATGCTGATCCTAGTTCTTTAGAATGTCAGACAGCTTACATGATTCATGAGCTAAGATTTAGGGATGACCTTAGCTCATTTCTGACTAACCATCAGACAGTCCCTTACTATATGAATGCTGCATACTACTGGTTAGGCTGGGGTGTTCATGGTAATCGAACAAAACATACTTATTCTTTTCTAAACAAACTACAATGAAATCTATTATTGCTGCCGGTTTCCTCCTCGGCTGTGCTCAAGGCGCTATTGCTGGTCCGTACGTTAATGTAGAAGCGAACTCTGGCTGGTCTGGTAACGATTACAGTGCCACCGTTATTGATAATCACGTGGGTTACGAAGGCGACAACTGGTATATCCAGGGCGGTCCTGCTATCGTCAGTGCTGATGGTGAAGATGCTGAGCTGGAACTGTCTGGTAAGGTCGGTGCATCCATGGCTCTGTCGGAATCCGTTGATCTCTATGGTGAGGTCTCGTTCATGACTGGCGACGAAGCCAGTTCCTATGGCACCAAGGCAGGTGTCAAGTGGACGTTCTGATGAACGATACACAAATTTGGCCCACCGAACCACCTATGCAAATCATGGATGTAACTGAAACTCACAATGAAAAGGCTGAGAAGCTTAATGGTCGTCTTGCTATGCTTGGCGTCTTGGCGGCTCTTGGTGCTTACGCAATCACTGGTCAACTTATCCCTGGAGTCTGGTAATGCCACAAGGTAAAGGAACATACGGAACAAAGAAAGGTCGTCCACCTAAAAAGAAATAGTCATGGCTAAACCTGGTCTCTATGCAAACATCCACGCTAAGCGTAAACGTATTGCGGCTGGCAGTGGAGAAAAGATGCGCAGCGCAGGGAGCAAAGGTGCTCCTACTGCTAAACAATTTAAGCAAGCAGCTAAGACTGCTAAGAAAAAATAGCTAAATAGAATAAGGGAGGTGCAATTCCTCCCCTAGCTCTAGACAGCCAAGTCTTTAAACTGGTCTTACTTACTGACTACAGAACGACAATGCACTATTACTTTCAATGACCACAACACTTGCAAGACAACAACGAAGTAACTGGGATGAGTTTTGCTCCTGGGTTACCTCTACAAACAACCGACTTTACGTTGGCTGGTTTGGAGTCCTCATGATTCCAACCCTGCTAGCTGCTACAACCTGTTTTATCATTGCCTTTATTGGCGCACCCCCAGTAGACATCGATGGCATTCGTGAACCAGTTGCAGGATCCCTCCTGTACGGAAACAACATTATCTCAGGAGCTGTCGTACCCAGTTCAAACGCAATTGGGCTACATCTCTATCCCATCTGGGAAGCCGGTTCACTTGACGAATGGCTTTACAACGGCGGACCGTATCAGTTGGTCGTCTTCCATTTCCTTATCGGTGTTTTCTCTTACATGGGACGAGAATGGGAACTTAGCTACCGGCTAGGAATGCGCCCATGGATCTTTGTTGCATACAGCGCACCAGTTGCTGCTGCTACTGCCGTCTTTCTTGTCTATCCCTTTGGACAAGGATCCTTCTCTGACGGAATGCCGCTCGGTATCTCTGGTACTTTCAACTATATGTTGGTCTTTCAAGCGGAACATAATATCCTTATGCATCCATTCCATATGCTGGGAGTTGCTGGCGTCTTCGGCGGCGCTTTGTTCTCTGCTATGCATGGCTCTCTGGTTACCTCCAGCCTTATCCGTGAGACTACTGAAGAGGTAAGCCATAACAAAGGATATAAGTTTGGACAGGAAGAAGAGACGTATAACATCGTAGCTGCACATGGATATTTTGGTCGTCTTATTTTTCAGTATGCTTCTTTTAACAACAGCCGCAGTCTCCACTTCTTCCTTGCTGCGTGGCCCGTCGTGGGTATCTGGTTTACCGCCCTCGGCGTCTCCACCATGGCGTTCAACCTCAATGGATTTAACTTCAATCAATCCATCACTGATCGCCAAGGGCATGTTATCAATACGTGGGCAGACATCCTGAATCGAGCTGGTCTCGGTATGGAAGTCATGCATGAACGCAATGCCCACAACTTCCCACTGGACTTGGCATCTGCTGAGACTACTCCAGTGGCGCTGACGGCTCCTGCCGTCGGCTAATCTTCGTACGTTCATCTATGTTTGAATTATCTATTGACGATGGGGCTGCACGTATTATTCGTAATGCTCTACAAGAATACAAAAAGAATTGGTCCGGTGGTCATCCGCAGGAACAGCTTGACATTGAGTTCTTAGAGATGCAGTTCAATCGTATGGTATTAGAGATCGAACTAGACGCATAATTGCCTAGCATGGAACGGGGCTAGGGTTCTACGGAGAACTATTATGTCTATCAATCTCATTCGTTTCCTCACATCACAGAAAAAGAAAGCACAGCGTTATCACACTGACGCTCTCCGTTATCGTGGTGTAGTGTATAAAGAGATCGGCTAGATCACACTATTCTGTTATTTAAAATGGATAAAGAAAGAAAAAAACGTAAGGAGTTTAAAGCTAAAGCGTTCATTACTGTTGGTAGTAAACATCCCGCAGCAGATAGAGCAGCTAAAAAAGGCAAGACTCTACCTTTGCACAAGCAGGCACCAAAGAATCAACAGGAAGCTTTCGCTAGAAACTTTTATCGTAACGAGCTAGGTTTTTCTAAAGGTAAAGCAGCAAAACTTGCTCAATTCGCAGGTCAAGGTAAGCTAGACGCTCGGGGATCAAAACCTCCTACACCGACTCCTAGTGCATCGATGATGATTAAAAAGAAAAAACGTAAATAGCAGATGGTGTAGAGGGGGTTCGATTCCCCCTCCTGCTCTATGGCACTAAGCCCGTACGCGGATACCTTAGCTGCCGTCTAGACGGTGGGATAGACCACACATATACAATTAAATAACTCTGAACGTTCAGAGAGTCTATAATAACTCTCTATAAAAATGGCTTTTCAATCTACTGTAAACCCTGCTCAGCTTACTCAGCTGGGCCAGGCTAATCTTTCTGGTGATAAACGCGCCCTGTATCTCAAGCTTTTCAGCGGCGAGATGTTCAAAGGCTTCCAGAACAATACGATCGCTCGTGATCTGATCATGAAGCGTACACTTAAGAACGGCAAATCTTTGCAGTTCATCTTCACAGGTCGTACCAAGTCTGAGTTCCATACTCCTGGTAACAGCATCCTGGGTGATACCAATGGTGCACCCCCGGTGGCTGAGAAGACCATCACGGTAGACGATCTTTTGATCTCCAGTGCATTCGTTTACGAACTTGATGAAGTTCTGTCTCATTACGATCTGCGCTCTGAGATCTCACGTAAGATCGGCTATGCTTTGGCAGAAAAGTATGACCGTCTTGCATTCCGTGCTATTGCACGTGGTGCACGTCAGGCTTCTCCTATTAGTGCTACTAACTATGTGGAGCCCGGTGGTACTCAGATCCGTGTTGGTTCTACTACCAATGATTCAGACGCATATGTTGCGGCTAACCTGGTGTCTGCATTCTATGATGCAGCTGCTGCCCTTGACGAAAAGGGTGTCTCTAGCGATGGCCGTGTTGCCGTCCTAA